ACTTGTGTTTTTGATTTTGTCATAGGTTGTACCTCCTTGTTAATCTTAGAAGTATTAATGCCTTTAGCACTATCAACTAAGAATTTTATCATTGTTATTTTTTCATCATCCGCTTTTTCAACGAATCCTATATTTTCCATCTGCTCACCAGTAACTGGGCTAAGTTCTGATTCGTTTTCAGATGCTAAAACTATTCCATTTGCTTTGTCGTAAAATACATTTTCTAAAATTGTTGTGTCACCTTTAAATACATCTACTCCATCTACCTTTTCAATAGAGACAATGTTTGCAAACTGATTTGCTGGTGAATCTACGAGACTCAACTCTATCAAATCATAGTCTTTAATAATTCTAATTTGTGAGTCTGACTTTTCATCAAATCCGTCATCCCACTTATTCATTCTTCCGCCAATAGAAAAGCCAGTTAGCGTTCCGTCTAGAACTTTTTCCCAAGTATCCTGAGCGCCTTTAGAAACATAAGCCGAAACAAAAACACCCTTATAAAACTTTTTAGTTTCTGGATCAAAGTACTTATCTTCTTTAAAGTTTACCATCTTACCAACTGCTAATGGCTGGTGCATTTCTCTAATGTTGCCACGAAACTTTGCAAATGCATTCATTGATGCCTCAGATGTAACAATGTCCATCTGCTTGTCAAGATTGTCTAATGATGCAAAACCTGAAACGACTCGTCGCTCTTTGTCTACCTTGTTAAAAGGCATCGAAAGACGAAGATTTTCCCCATCTGAATTCCAATGGGCTTTAGATATATTGCTCACCATTATATTATAAACCCCGTTTTATACATATATCACAATGTGGACATATTGGACGCTATGGAGTTTTTCTTCCCTCTCCCTTTGGGGCTCTTCCAGCAACTGTTGAAGTGCTGTCAGAGTTGTTATTTGTTCTTTCAGAGTCTCTTGCTCTTGTTGTCTTTGCCTCTGCAGATCCTGCTGGAGTTAGATCTAGGACTTCATCGCCACCGTCTCTTTGTGGCATATCCAAAACAACTCTTGCCTCGTTAGGAGTCATGATCTGATTCTTAACATAACGCTCAAGGATTTGAGACTGTGCAATTTCATCTGTCAATGTCAACTCGTTAAATACAAACTCAATGATATCTGTCTTTTCACGAATAATCTTGTTGATCATCTTTTCAAGTTGTCTTTGTGCTGGTCTTGCAACCTGCTCCTTAAAGGTGCGATCCTGTGCAAGTGCTGCTGCAATAGATCCAGAATCGCCACCTCCAAGTTTAGACAGTGGCACTTGGTGTGCTACCAGGATATCATCACGGTTTTGTTTACGATACTCTTTAAATGAGCCGTCCTGTATACCGTCTTCGATGGGCTCCATTTTAAATTCAACCTTGTTATTTTCGCTATCACCTGGAAGTGGAATATATAGCGTTCTGTGCGATTGCCCCCTGAGACTTGTCTGTAAGAATCTAAACATCTTGTCTTCTGCGTCTCCAGAAAGTTTCGCACCCTTTAATGTTACAACGTATCGTGGAACTGCTTTATTTGCAAAGTAATCAATATTATATTGTGATGCAAGAGAGTCTCCGTGTAGTGAGTTAATAGCCGACATAATGTCTGGCACTCCGTAGAAGGTATTTAGAGGTGAGTATTGCTTGAAGTGAATTATCTCGTTTGGTCTAGCATCTGTAGTTAATGGGTTTTGATTCTTCGCTCCGAAGTTACGGAAGTAAACAATCTTGTTTCCAATAATTTGAACGTAACCGTCTTTAATTCTTCGTACTCGCATTGTTGTTGATGGTATATGTCCTACATATCCAATTTCTCCACGAGTGGTTCTACCAATTTCTAGATAACCGTTTCCAGTTGACTGTAGGTCTGTGTAAACCTTTTCCATGGTTGCCGTAAATGAGTCATCATCATTGAGTGACTCTAGCCAATCTCTTGCTTCAATCTTTGTTCTTTCAATTCTCTTTCTTGCCTTCTGTGTTGCACTGTTATCTTCTGATGACTCAAGTCTCATCATTGTTCTTTGAGAAACCTTAAACTCATATCCAAGACCAACTATGTTTTCTACCTTAGCGTCAATTGCTGCGTGGTTTGCAAATGATGTGTCGTAGTAGTTTGCTAATTCATAAAGGTTCCAAGGTGGTGTAATTACATCAAACATTCCATAGCCGTTTACATACACTAGCCCTGGGTTTATCTCTTTTGATTGTGCTCCATCAATACCGCTTTTTCCAGCAAGTGCTGCAGTTGTATATTGTGTTGTTGGTTCAACCATCTTTGTTGAAGATCTACTTATGCGTCTTTTAAAATTTGCTTCTAGTCCATCAAGGCCTTTTAGGGTATCCCAGTTTCCGTTAAAAGGATCTGATTTTGTAAATGTATCATCTTTCTTTACTGCTTCGTCAATTCTTGCACCAATTTCGTACTCATTATATTCCATAATTAGTCCTCGTCTCCATACTTAGCAATAGTATCTTTTGCTGCCTGAACTGCACCAAGGTCATTTAGAGAAGGAATAAGTCCAGCGTTTAGTCTATCAACTTGTTCTGAGTACTCTTCTTCTGACACTCTGGTTAATCCTGGAACAAATACGCATGTACCATCTCCTGGATCTCCGTAGTGCATTGCAGTCTTTTTTAGTTCTGCCATTCTGGAGATGTCGTTTTTATCTGACGGGATGTTTAGTACAGAACCGTTTCCATCTGTAAACCACTTGCCATTTGCCTTCTTATACACATAAAGACCCCAGTCGTAATTCTTTTCAATTACCTGACGTCTAACATTTTTTACAATCGGTTCACCAGTTTTTGGGTTTATTAAGGAATCCATAACCATAAGTATACCATATTAAACTGGATCTACTACCAGTTGGTTCCAGTTAACATCCATATAGGCCGTATATTTGTAATTGCCAAAACGCAGTAGGCTGCTATCGTCTACGACTATCTTGTTTGTTCCTGTATAACTCTTATAGACTTCTGATGGGTTTACGCCATAATAACTTGTTTCTGATAAGACTAGAACCTTGTTCCAGTTAAAGGATCCGACATTCCAAAATTTCCAGTCTAGTTCCTTAGAACTTAAAATCTTAACTCTAAACCATGGTCTTTCTGAGATATTCTGAACCTCTTGAAGGTTGGTTGATTGATAGAAGGATATGTTATTAAATAGTAATGGGCCTGTTAGTCTAATTGCTCCCTCAAAATATGAAAAATCTAAAATATCTGAGAAGTTAATACCCAGGAAGCCCCAGTCCTGCAAAGTTACGACTGGCTCTTTTACAACTTTTCCATTCCAATAGAATCCAATTCCATTTTGCACAAGACCAGTCTTTGTATCAATTGCATATATTTTTGCCCTTCTGCCAGTAGGATCACATGCAACTAAGTAGAACTTTATGTATGACCCCTTACTTTCTACCTCAAAAATTTCTGTTGGTGCGTATGGAAAATAGTCTCCATCAAACCTAATGGCAAGTTGCATAGCAATAACTTTAAAGCCATCCGCCCTGCTTGTGTTTACAGGAATCAACAATCCTCTATTAATTAGTGGATCGTAAGTTCCTCTTAATTGTATTCCACTTGTCTTGGTTAAATATAAATAAGGAGATGATGCGCTGTATATTGAAAAAGGATTGTTCTTTTTAAAGTCATAATAAATTCCAGACTTTGTGTATGGATAAATTGGGGTTCCAAATCTTGTTCCGATAGGGCTTGCATTTGATTCGTTTAATGCTTGCGAAGCATAAGACATTTTTTTAATACTTACGTTGTTAACTAATGAATTTTTTACATTAATTTCTATGTGAGTAACTATTGATAAATCATTAAAGTCAACTCCTGAAGGTGGATATATAATCATATTATCTACCACTTCATATTTTGTTGTCATCCAATCAGTGCCTGGAATCAAAACCCCATTCCTTGCTGGTCTTTCTATTTTAGTAAAATATTCAGAAGTAGCGTTTGCGCCAAGTTCTGTGTATTGAAAAGTAACATATGTTTTTACTAGTGAACCATCTGTATCATACTTGTAATCTTTTGCTATTTTATTTTTTAAATCTTCATAATCGTTATATCCCGTAAACAAATAATTATCTAATGAGTCATAGCCTCTTTGAATTGGACTTCCGTATTCGTTGTTAAGTTCTGCATATGTCCACTCAACTGGTTCTGTCTCTATTGCAATAGTTTTTGTTGGAATTGGATAATTAAAGTTAAACTGAATAAAATCAAGATCAAAATACTGATCCCCTCTCTTATCCAAAACAGATTCTGCAAAATATGTAAGTGGAAGGTTGTCTTCCCAATATGCATTTGATGCAATAGCAAGCGTATACTTGTCAAACAGAATGTCTGGGACCAAGGTATAACTTGCCGTGTGCTCAATTAAAAAGTCTTCTTCTAAAAGCACAACACCTCCTCCAGAAATCGCTCCTGGAGAAACGTCAGTTAAACCTCCGTATGGTGGCAAAGAGGTAGTATCAATACCTGCATCAATATCTATTAGTTGATTGTTTTGATAAGCAAAAAACAAATCTTCATTTAATTTTGGAACTCCTATCTCATTAAATAAATTCTTAATTTTTTGAAAGTTATACTTTGTTGCAAATCCAATATTATATATTTTGCCAGTAAATGTTGCTGTGTTAGTTTTATCTCCACCAACATACATTCTTAAATCTCCAAAAGATCCAAAAAACTCTGACACAGGGTTTCCAAAAATTTCTACAAACCTAGGAATGTTTAAGCCTACTTCAAAGAACTCATTTTCATTTAAAACTTCAGAAGAGTACAGTGTCTCAGACTTTCCGTTTGAATTTATTATATATTTCAAAGTATTGTTTTCTACCTGTATTTTAAAATAATTAGAAGTGTTTTCTTTTTCAATTCTAAAAAGTATCTGTGGTGTTGTTGCGTTATTTTTTAATTGAAAGCATCCATAGAATGCTGATATCGGGGTTTTTAAAACATCAAAGTTTTCAAAGAAAAGATATCCAGAAACAGAGTCCCAAGAGTTGTTTGGCTTAAGTGAAAAATAATCTTTTGTATCGTAGAAGAAACTTGTTGTTTCCTCTATACGATTAGAGGTCTTGTTGTCTTCAAACAGTTCTGACTGGGTCTTAGATGAAAGAACAACTTGTGGCAGTGGATGGCGTATCACAGAAAGTGACCTGTTTGATGTATCTATATTATCGCTAAATCCTTGATTCCAAGAACCTGTTTGTGGATAAGAGTAGTTTCCTGTGTAGTTTGCAAATGAGTAATCAACTGTAACAGAGGTTCCGCTATATGATGCGTTAATGTTTTCTGGAATTTCAACGCCCTGGCCAAATACATATCTTCTTTTTGCAACTTGGTTGGCAACTAGATATGGGTAAATTCCAACGCAATCTATATCTATAGGAGAAATATCTTCGTAAGCATAAAAACCAATCCAGTCTTGATCTTTTCCGTTATTAAGTTTTGAGGGAAGGCTTGCTAGTGCTTGAGAATAAGGAATAGATATTACCTCTTCTCCATTAATCAAAAGAGATGCAATATTTGTTCCAACTTTTAAATGAACAAGCATTGGTCTTGTCCACTCACCAATATAATTAGTCTTATACTCATTTCCAATTTTCAAACCTATTGATGGACCATCTACGTATATTCCATCAGAAGACCCTAAAGGCCCAATAATTCTTTTAGTGTCATTGGAATAAGAGTTTATTCTTAACCACATCTCTAAAGTATATTGCTTGTACTGTCCAGACTTGTTTAGCATCCCAAGACCAGGAACGATCAAAGACGGAAGGCCACCATTTTCATAAAGAGTTGTGTGTCCAGAAGTTCCATAAACTAACGGTATTCCAGAATTTTTTGCTTTTAGCATATTGCCAGAAGCAAGATAATATGCGTCTAACTCTTGAAGTCCATAGCATTTAGCAACAATTCCTTTTTGTGGAGCAATTGATATGGTTGATGGAATATCTGTTGGGATGACTCCTAAAGATGTTGAGGCAAACTCTTCTGACCACTGTCCAAAAGTTATTCCATTTATTCTAAATGCATTTTCTTTTTCTACATTTCCTACAAAATTAATTTTAATAACAAGTTTGATTCCAAACTTATCTTCAGGAATATCGAATGTTTCTGATATAAAAATCCAACTTTTATTTATTACTGTCTCAAAATTTTTTAAATGGACGATGTCTTGACCACTTGTGGTATCTGTATATTGATACCCAATCTCAAAACCAGATATATAAGAACTTTCTGAATACACATAAGCACCTAAAGAAAAAGTTCTTAAGTATTTATTTAATAAAGACGAATCAATTATGTCTTTACTTCTTAATGTTATTGATGCATTTTGTTTATCAGGTGTTGGATCTGCTATAACTCTTCCTACATAACTACCAATAAATGGCTCTCCAACAGACTCTGGATAGGCAGCCACCGTTCCGCCAAAGATTTCCCACCTTGGAATACTGGACAAAACTCTTTGATCCTCAGAGATTAAAGAAACATAATCTGCTTTGTCATCCAATGCCCATAGACCAGTCGGATGCTCAGCAAAGACTTTTTCGGCATATAGGTTTGATGAAGTAGACATTATAGGTCTATTTTACCACAGAAGACTACTTGTTTATTTTAATTTCACAGTAGTCTGTTGTACAGTATGATTCGCCTTGAGCCTCAAGATTATCTATACCGTCGTAAATTGCCCCAAAATCAATGTGCTTCAACTTACCAATATACGACTCATATTGCTCTTCAGTAATCTGAGTATACGGTTGCTGTGGATAAACTGTATTTCCCATTGGTAAGAATGAAACAGCCTTTAATTGTCCCTCGTACATATTAAGTGCTGGAACAATGTGCTTTGACTCTGTCTCCTTATCAAATGATAATGTTACAGAAACACCATTATCAGACCAGTACTTCTGAGCAGTTGCAGCAAGAGCAATCTTTTCAAATAATGTTACTTCCTTTTCAGATCTTGGATGACCTGATTTAATTGGGAAGTAAACTACTGATGTGTTTGCTGATACTACGTCATCTTCAATTGTGTACCCTGCTGCTTTGAACAAATGCATCATTGGATCTGTAGTTCCAAATCGAATTGCACGAAGGAAGAAGTTTCCTCCAGGACCCCAGTGAACTCCAGGAGTTGCACCAGAAAGAATTGAAACTGATCCTGATGGCTTAACTGTTGTTACACGAATTGATTCACGAACACATAGCCATTCAGAGTACTGGTGATCATAATGACGGATTTTGTTGTATCCTTCATCCATCCATTCACGAACTGTTGGCAAACCCTTTTGATCTGCAAATGATGCAATACCAGTAAGAGATGTACCAATACGGCGGTTGCGCTGCATAATACCGTTTGTTTGTGGCCAGTGTGTTGGAACAAGTGTTACAGTCTTTCCATAAAGATATGCAAACTTCAGGGTACGCAGGAAGTCCTCCTTAGATTCATGACGATTCAAGTGCACTTCTACAAGTGTACATAATTCGTATGACTCCAATGGCTGCTCCGCACAGGGATTAAAGCCCATCACACGATAGTCTTTTCCATCTGGCGCATCCTTTAGCCTGCCATAATTACGAGCAACATCAAGCCAGATAAAACCTGGTTCTCCATTTTCCGTAATTAAATCTACATAGTCTTCGTACTTTGTTCCTACTTCTGCTGAAATAGAATTATTAGACATCCAAGCCCA